CTATTGGCTCAGAAGCCAGTCGGCCAGGGCTTCGGCACTGTCAAAGACCGGGATGCGGCGCTTTTTCTCCTCCGGGGGCGGGGCAAGGCCATCGGCTTCCGCTTCCTTTTGCTCAATGGGGGCGTCGGAATAGAAATGGCCCCGGCGGATGTGCTCCAGCTCGTGCTCCAGGGCCCGGCGCTGCTCCGCTTCCGGCAAAAGGGTGTTGACGTAGATGTCAAAGCTGCCGTCGTCGTTGGGGAAGGTGGCGGCCTTCACGCTGCGGTTGGGGAAGTCCAGATAGCGGACGTAAAAATCCTCAGCCATGGCCGTTTCGGAAGGCGGTCAGGAAGTCCACCACGGCCTGCACCTGCTCGACGTTTGCGTCCTTGGCGGTCTTGAGAAGGCTGCGCAGCTCCGGACGGCTTTCCAGAAGGGAGAGATAGCGGGCGATCTCCTCGTCTCCGGAGACGGGCTCAATGTCGCCGCTTTCCCCCGTGAGCCAGAGGTAGTTGACGTCCAGGGCGTTGGCGATGGACTGGATGACGGGGATCTTGGGGGAGCGGATGAGGCCGTTTTCATAGCGCTGGACGGTGGATTTGTTCACGCCGATGCGGGCGGCCACCTGATCCAGGGTCACCTGGCGGAGCTGGCGGGCATTTTTGATGCGGGCGCCCATGAGTTTTGTATCCATAATTCACCTCGTTTGTTCGTGGTGAAAAAATTTTATCACAAAAAGTTGCATAGTGCAAGATATATGTGGCAAAAAATTTTTCACTGTGCCATAGTACCAGAAAAAGGAGGAAGGAACTATGCGAGACAAGTGTAAAAAATGCATTTATTCCTGCCCGGTGAACGTGGGGGAGGACTGCGAAATGCTGCGGGCCTGCCTGTACATTCTGCACCGGGGGGAGCGGCGGCCCTGTCCGGCGGGGAAGGACTGCACGGTGTTTGAGGAGCGGAAGCGGTCATGAGACAGGCAGATGCCCGGCGATACATCGAAAAGAATCTCTGCATCCGCACCAAGGATTCCCGCATTGTGCCCCTGAAGTTCAATGAGGCCCAGGTGCGGCTGTACGAGACCTTACAGCGTCAGCACAAGGCGGGAAAGCCCATGCGTGTCATCATCTTAAAAGCGCGGCAGCTGGGCTTTTCCACTTTGGCGGAGGCCCTGATCTTCTATCAGACGGCCAAGAGGAAAAACGTCAACTCCCTCATTGTGGCCCACCGGGAGGATTCCACGGCCAACCTTTTTAAAATGTCCAAGCTCTTTTATGAGCGCCTGCCGGAGGCGGAGCGGCCCCTGGCCAAAAACTCCAACGCCCGGGAGCTGGTTTTTGAAAACCCGGAGCGGGACGCGGCCAAAAAGGCCCAGAACCCGGGCCTCATGAGCCGCATCCGATGCAACACCGCCGGGGGCGAGGGCATCGGACGAAGCGACACGCTGCACAACGTCCACGCCTCGGAATTTGCCTTCTGGCGGGGGGACAAGACGGCCACCTGGCTCGGCATCATGCAGGCGGTGCCGGCGGAGAAAAACACCATGGTCATTGTGGAGTCCACGGCCAACGGTTTTGACGAGTTTCACCGCATGTGGGAGGCGGCCGTGCGGGGGGAAAACGACTTTGAGCCTTTGTTTTTCCCCTGGTTTGAAAACGCCGAATACCGCATGAAGGTGCCCCCCGGCACTCAGTGGAACCCCATGGAGGAGGCCATGGCGGAAGAATACGGCCTGGACGAAGAGCAGCTGCAGTGGCGGCGCTGGTGCATCAAAAACAACTGCGCCGGGGACGAGCGGCTGTTCAAGCAGGAATATCCCTCCTGCCCGGACGAGGCCTTTCTCACCAGCGGCCAGAGCGTGTTCAACAACGAGCAGGTAGCCGCCCGGCGGCTCCATGCCCCGAAGCCGGTGATGCAGGGGGAGTTTGAGTACAGCCTGGGGGAAGACCCCACAAAGATCCGGGACATCCGCTGGGTGGAAAAGCCCGGGGGCATCATCAAAATCTACGAAGCCCCCCGGAGCCGGCGGCCCTATGTCATCGGCGGCGACACCGCCGGCACGGGCAGCGACTGGTTCACGGGGCAGGTGCTGGACAATACCGACGGCCGGCAGGTGGCCGTGCTGCGGCATCAGTTTGACGAGGATGTATACGCCCGGCAGATGTACTGTCTGGGCCGCTACTATAACGATGCTTTGCTGGCCGTGGAGACGAACTACTCCACCTATCCGGTGAAAATGCTGAGCCTTATGGGCTATCCCCGGCTTTACGTGCGGGAGCTGCCGGACAATTTCAAGGGGGCTTTGCGCCAGGCCTATGGCTTTGAGACCACCAGCCGCACCCGGCCGGTGATCATTGCGGAGCTGGTGGCGGCGTTCCGGGAGGCGCCGGAGATCGTCTGCGACGGGGACACCCTGGGGGAGATGCTGTGCTTTCAGTATAACGCCGACCGGCGGCCCGAGGCCATGCCCGGGGAGCACGACGACCTGGTGATGGCCCTGGCCATCGCCCACGGGGTGCGCGGTCAGCAGGATATGACATTGCAGCCGGAGAAGGAAAAACTGGGCGTGTGGACGAAAGACATGCGCGAGGATTACGAGAACGCCGACGAGGAAGGCCGCCGGCTTCTTATAAAACTTTGGGGACGACCCACATGAAAGGAGGCTTTGGGATGAAAAAACAGCGCAGGGGCTATGAAACCGGCATTTCCAACGCCGGCGCCCAGGAGGTGCCCGCCCTGAAAGCTCTTGACCGCGCCAGCCGCGGCAAGGCCGTCAGAGGCAAGGATCTGAGAAACGGAAAATGAGAAAGGGGTAACACATGAATGAAATGAGCGCCGCTCTGGGCGGCGAAGGCGAAAAAGCGCCGGAGATCGCCGCCCCGGCCGAAAACATACAGCCGGGCTCGGCCGCCCCGGAGGAAGACAGCGGCCGGCGCCATCGCAGCGAGGATGCGAAATACGCCGCGGCCCGGCGCAAGGCCGAGGCCGAACGGGACACGGCCATTGCTCAGATGCAGCGGGAGCGGAGCATGGAGCAGGCCGAGACCCGGCGGCTGCGGCAGAGCCTGGCGGAGGATCAGAAAAGTGCCCGGGATGTGAAGGCCCGGCTTGTGGCCGAGGAGCAGCTTCGGCAGATCGGGCAGATCGACGGGGCCGTGACCAGCATGGAGGAGCTTCTGGCCATGCCGGAATACGACGATTTTTATGCCCTGGTGAAAAAGGGCATGAGCCTGACAGAGGCCTATAAGATCGTCCATTACGACCGGCTGCTGCAGCGGCAGGCGGATCTGTCCGCCCGGCAGGCTGTGCAGTCCGTGGCTTCCCGGCAGCACATGACGGCCCTGGCCGGCGGCACCGGCAGCGGCGATTATGTCTCCGTTCCGGCGGAGGTGGCGGCCCAGTTCCGCCTGGCAAAGCCCGGCATCACCGATGCCGAGATCCGGAAGAAATACCGCAAATATCAGAAATACAAACGACAGTAAAAGGAGGAAACGCAAATGGCTTTTGTGCCTTATTCCTACGACGACGGGCAGCCCATGCCCTTCGAATATTTTAAGCTCGCCGAAGACGGCGACATCCAGATCGGCCTTTGTCTGGCCCTGGAAAACGGCGCCCTGGCTGTGTCGGCCGAGCCCGACTATCTGTGCATGCGCGACGAGACCGGCGCTACCGCCGGCCAGACCATTCCCGTCATCCACATGAGCGACAAGGTGGTTTTTGAGGCCCCTCTGGCCGCGGCGGGCGCATCTCTGCAGCCCGGCAGCGCTGCCGGCGTGAGTGCCGACGGCCTGGGCATCGACCCTGCCGCCGGGGTGAAAAACATCGTGATTCTGGACATGGACGGAAGCGAAGCCGGCGACAAGTGCCGCTGCCGCTTCACGGCCTGATTTTAAAGGAGGTATATACATATGGCTAATATTGTGATCGCCGAGGGCAGCGGCCGGCTGGATACCCTTTATGGCAAATACCAGGCGCCCATCACCAGCTGCATTGAGGATGTGACCGAGGCCTGGAAACGCAAGGAGATCGGTCCCAAGATCTTCCGCCAGGTGAAGAGTGAGCATTGGGCGGAGGCCTTTACCTCCGTCACCGCCGCGTCCGACTGGCAGGTGGTGGGCGAAAACGGCGCCCATCCCGCCAACGGCTTTGAGGAAGGCTATCCCAAGACCATCGTCAATCAGGTCTGGAAGAGCCAGATCGCCATTTCCCGCGAAATGCGCGACGACAACAAGATCGGCGAAATGACCAAGCGCGCCACCAAGCTCACGGACTCCTTCTACCGCACCCGCGAGCGCTTCTTCGCCAATCTTTTCGGCACTGCCAGCCGGGGCGAGACCAGCGTGACCGTCAACGGCTTTGACTTTGACTGCGGCTCTGCCGATGGTCTGTGCCTGTTTTCCAAGGCGCATCCCGCCAAGGTCTCCGGCGGCGACCAGTGCAACATGTTCGAAACGGCCTTTTCCGAAGAAGCCCTGGGCGCGGCCATGACCATGATGCAGAACTACAAGGGCGACAACGGCGAGACCCTGGGTCTGGAGCCCGACACCATCATCATCCCCAACCTGGCCCCCCTGAAAAAGAGCGTGTTCTCTGTCCTGGGCTCCTATGAGATCCCCGGCAGCTCCAACAACGACTTCAACTATCTCTTCGGCTCCATGCGCGTGCTGGTGTGGCCCTATCTGAACGACTACATCGGTGAGGACAACGCGGCCCCCTGGTTCCTTATGGACTCCACTTACAACGAGCAGTGCGACGGCGCTGTGTGGCTGGACCGCGTGGACTGCGAGATCACCAGCCGCCTGGGCGCCAACGACGAGAACATCTGGGACGGCTATGCCCGCCTCTCCGCCGGTTTTGTGGACTGGCGCTTCGTGCTGGGCGGCGGCCTGGCCGGCGGCATGAGTCTCTGAGAATATTGACGGTCCCTCCGTCCGCTTCGGCGGACAGCCCCCTTTCCTAAGGGGGCTTTTGGGGGAGCCGGCTTTGCAGACGGCGCCCTTGTGCAGGGGGCCATATAAGGAGTGAAAGTTTTATATGAGTCAAAGGAAAGAAAAACTGCGGCAATGGCAGGATAAACTGGCCCGCTATGACGCTGCCTTTGCCGAGGAGCTGGTCCAGATGGACGAGCGGGAGGCCATCTACCGCGGACGCAACCGCATCGACGCTCTGGTGGACGGAGATCTGGTGCGGCAGACGCCCCATGTGCGAAACATTGCCGCCGAGCTCATCGAGGCCCAGGTGGATCCCAACATCCCCATGCCCAAGGTGACGGCCCTGCGTAAACAGGACGAGCACCTGGCGGTGCTCATCGAGGACATGCTGCGCAACAAGCTCGACCGGCTGCCCATGGAGGTGCTCAACGACCAGATGGAGCGCACCGTGCCCATTCAGGGGGGCGGCCTGTTCATGCTGGAATGGGATTCCACCCGCAGCAGCCACGACGCGCAGGGCCAGAGCGTGGTATCGGTGCTGCATCCCAAGCAGCTGTGCCCCCAGCCCGGAGTGACGGGAAATCTGGAGGATATGGACGATTTTATCCTCAAGCTGCCCCAGACCAAGGCTTTTCTGCGCCGGCGCTACGGGGTGGATCTGGCCGAGGAGACGGAGGAAGAGCCCGGCGTGCGCGGCACGGGGGAGGTCTGCGCCAGCGACGAGCTGGTGACCCAGTATGTGGGCTATTACCGCAACGACAAGGGCGGCATCGGCCTGTTCTCCTGGGTCAACGATATTGTGCTGGCCGATGTGGAGGACTGCCAGGCCCGGCGCCTGTGCCGCTGCGAGAGCTGCGGGGCGGCAGAGCCGGTGGATGTAAAGGCGCCCGCCATGGAAGAAGCGGAAGAGGATGAGCAGGAAGAGCGCCGCTGCGCCGTCTGCGGCGGACGCATGACCGAGCACACGGAAACGGAGCAGGAACTCTGGCTTCCCGCTTATCGCTCCGACGGCAGCGTGATCCCCGGGGCGGATCCCCTCACCGGGGAGCCCAACCGCATCCCCTGGTATACCCCGGACATTTATCCCGTGTTTCTGCAAAAGTCCGTGTCCGTGTTCGGCAAGCTTCTGGGCGAGTCGGACATTGACAAGGTGCGCGACCAGCAGAACACCATCAACCGCCTGGAAAAAAGCATCATCGACCAGCTGCTTGCGGCAGGCAGCTACATCACCCTGCCTCCCGATCCCTCCATCCGGGTGGACACGGGGGTGGCCAAGGTCATCCGCCTGAAGAACGTGGCGGACAAGGGCTACATCGGCGTTTACGACCTCAAGTGCGATGTGGAGCAGCCTTTGAGCTATCTGGAGTACGTCTATCAGGAGGCCCGGGACATCATCGGCATCACCGACTCCTTCCAGGGCCGACGGGATACCACGGCCCAGTCCGGCGTGGCCAAGCAGTTTGCGGCCAGCCAGGCGGCGGGCCGGATGCAGTCCAAGCGGGTCATGAAAAAGGCCTGCTGGGCGGCCTTGTTTGAGGCCATGTTCAAATTTGAGCTGGCCTATGCCGATGAGATCCGCCCCATTGTGGGTGTGGACGCCCGGGGCGAACACCGGGACGAGCAGTGGAACCGCTGGGACTTCCTGGAGCAGGACGAGGCGGGCCGGTGGTACTGGAACGACCGCTTCCTTTTCTCCTGCGACAGCGCGGCGGCTCTGGCCGTGGACCGGACGGCCATGTGGCAGGAGCTGCAGACCTACTACAGCGCCGGCGCCTTCGGTGACCCGGCGGAGACGGAGACCCGCATCCTCTTCTGGACGAAAATGGCCGAGCTCCATTATCCCGGCGCCGCCCAGACCCGCCAGAACCTCATGGAGCAGCGGCAGACCCAGCAGCAGGAAGCGGCTGCGGCGGCGTCTTTGCTGCCGGCGGGTATGCCCGGCGCTCCTGTGCCGGGGCTTGAGGGGGTGAGGGCATGATGACCATGGGAGAGTTCATCCGGCGCACGGATGAGATCAAGCCCAACGCCTATTCCCTGGGCCAGAAGGCTGCGTGGCTGGGGGAGATGGAAGGGCAGATCTGGACGGAGCTGCTTTTGCAGCCGGCGGGAGACTGGGACAGCGTGACCCATGCCCAGCGGCCGCTTTTGCTGCCGGAAGTATGGCAGCGGCTTTACAGCGCCTATCTTGCCGCCATGATCGATCTGGCCAACGGGGAATATACGAAATACAGCAACGCCATGGCCCTGTATAACGGCCAGGTGCAGGAGTTTGCCGCCTGGTACGGAGAAAACTTCCGCCCCGCCGACCGGCCGGCCCGCTGGATGCATATGGGGAGCCTTTGCGCCGGAGAGACGAAAAAGGCCCTGCGCGCCCTGCCGGAAAAAGCGGCGGTGCTGGCGGCGGTATGCCGGGTGACGGAGGCCTTTGAGGATGGCGAGAGCCTGTCGGCAGGCACGGAGAACGCCCCGGAGGTACTGATGCAAACGGGGGACATCCGCCCCGGCACGGCGGGCAGCTATCGCGTTCAGCGGCTGTGGCTTCCCGGCTCCGGGGCAAGGAGCCTTTGGGCCTTTGCCGAGGGGGCGTCCCCGGCGGGGCAGGCGGAATTCTGGCTGCGCATTCAGCCGGGAAAAGACTAAGGCCGGGCCGGAGGCTCCGGCAGGAAAGGAGTAGCATATGAAAAAAATCAAAAACTGGCTGAGCCGGCATGAGTGGCTGCGCCGGGCCCTGCGCACCTTTTTGCAAACGGCGGCGGGCGTGCTGGCCGCGGCGGTGGCGGAGGCCTCCGGCGCCCTGGAGGCCCCGGATATGGAGGCGGCGGTGGTGCTGGCGGTGGCCACAGGCCTGGCCGCCGTGATGAACCTGCAGGCAAAGGAGGAGAACGGCCATGACGGAAGTGACCCGGGCGGAGTTTGAACAGCTGCGCCATCAGGTGGAGAGAAACTGCGAGGACATTGCCCGCCATGACACCCAGTACGCCGTCATCAGCACCAAGCTCACGGCCATTTTGTGGCTGCTGGGCACGGTGAGCGCGGCGGTGATCGCCGTGATCGTGAAAATGCTTTTCGGGGTGGCCGTATGAGACTGGGCGCAGTGCAGCATGGGGAAAACAGCGCGGTGGTCTGGCAGAGCCGTTTCGGAGGGCTGAACCGCAATCTTTCCGCCGCCGATGGGGAGATCGCCGCCATGGAAAACCTCTCGGCCGACCGGGTGCCTCTGGTGTCTGTGCGGCCCCGGCGGCGGAAGCTCCGGGACTTTGCATCCTGCGGCGGTCTGGGGGCCGGGGAGGCCCTGTTCTGGACCGAAGGGGAGGATTTTTACTACGACGGCGTCCGCAAGGGGGCGGTGTCGGCGGGCGAAAAACGGTTTTACTGTCTCAACCGCTACATCGTAATCTGGCCGGACAAGCTGTTTTACAACAGCGCCACCGATGAGTTCGGCCCTCTGGAGGCTTCCGTAAGTGCGGCGGGGGTGGAGTTTCTGTCCTCCCCGGCCCCCAACGGCATTTCCAGCCAGGCCAACGGCATGCGTGTTCCCGGACAGGATCTGGGATCCCTTTTCAAAAAAGGGGAGGCGGTGACTGTTTCCGGCTGCCAGGCGGTGCCGGGCAACAACAAAACCCTGGTGATCCAGGCGGTGGAGGGAGAGTTTTTGTATTTTTACGACAACAGCTTCCCCCTGCCGGAGACCCGGAGCTATTTTGTCACGGAGCCTTTGACGGCGGGGCGGTATTACTTCCCCTGGCCCGCCCATCACGATGCCTATTACGGCTTTGACTTGGAAGAGGAACTGCCCTACGGGACCCGCCTGGTGGTGGATCCCGACACGGTGTATGTGACGGTGTATCCCCTGGAAGGGGAAAGCTATGTGCTGCAGACGGGCCGGGGCGCTTTTGACGGCACGAAGCTGGACATGGATGTGGATTACATCGGACAGCGGGAGACGGCAATGGTGACCCTGGCCCGGACGGTGCCGGACATGGAGCATCTTTGCCAGTGTGACAACCGGCTCTGGGGCGTCGGGGGCGACAGCATCTATGCCTCCGCCCTGGGCGACCCCAAGGTCTGGAACAACTTCGACGGCACCGCCGCCTGCAGCTGGAGCGTGCAGGTGGGCACGCCGGGGGCTTTTACGGGAGCCGTGGCCTACGGCGGCTATCCGCTGTTTTTCAAGGAGGATTACATCTACCGGGTGTACGGCAGCAAGCCCTCCAATTATCAGCTTCTTGGCAGCCAGACCCTGGGCTGCGAAAAGGGCAGCGAAAAGAGCTTCGCCGTGGTGGGACAGAGCCTGTATTACAAATCCCCGGCGGGCTTTGCGGCCTATGCCGGCGGTGTGCCGCGGCTCATCGACGCCGCCCTCGGCACGGCCCGCCGGAGCGGGGCCGTGGCCGGCAGCGACGGCAGAAAATACTATGTCTCCTGCCGGGAGGGGGAGGAATGGAGCCTTTGGGTCTACGATACCCTGCAGGGCCTGTGGCACCGGGAGGACGGCCGCCGGGCCGAGGATTTCGTCCGGCACGACGGAGAGCTTTATATGCGCTCGGAGGATGAGCTTTGGCTCGTGGGCCGGGTGCGGAGCGATCAGGGGCAGGAGGAAGAGACGCCGGAGACGCTTCTGGAATTTGCCGACAGCCCCGGAAGCATGGGCGAAAAGCTGGCCCCCCGGCGGCTGCATCTGCGGCTGCAGACGGAAGGGGACCTGACGGTCTGGATCCAGTATGACAGCTCCGGCCGCTGGGAAAAGGCCGCGACGGTCACGGGGCCGAAAAAGGGCCTGCAGACCGTGGAGCTTGTGCCCCGGCGCTGCGACCATTTCCGGCTGCGGCTCTGCGGCCGGGGGGACTGGCTCCTTTGGGCCCTGGGCCGGGAGTATGACAGCGGCAGCCGCCGCTGAGAAAGGAGGCTGCGATGGACGAACGGGGAGCTTCCCCCCTCCGGGCCCTGGACGGGACGGAGAGCACCGAGGAGAAGATCGAACGGATCCTGGACTGCCTGGTGCAGATGAACGAGCAATACCGCTATATTTTATGTCAACTGAATGGGGGACAGGAATGAGGCGTTCCGCCTCCCTGTCCGGCCCAAGGAAAGGATGAACCATGGCAAAACAACGCTACAGCTATGAAGATTTTGTTCAGGCGGCCCGGGCGGAGGGACTGCTGGACAGCTTTTCGGAGGCGGATCTCCGCCTGGCTCAGGAAAAACCGGAGGCGGGCCTGTCCCTGCTGTCCTACAAGAAGGACTATGCCGCCGCCGTTACCGACGAAGCCCGGGCCCTGGCCAACGCCGGGGCGGAGAACATCCGCGCCCATTACGGCGGCTATACCGCCGGCACCGGTGGGGACGAATACTATCTGAACGGCAGCCGGGAAGATAGTTATGTAAACCAATTTGCCGCCCCTCAGCAGAGCCTTGGCCAGAGCATTTCCGAGCCCTTCCGCTATGAAAGCGAGGCGGATCCCCTCTGGCAGAGCTATCGGCAGCAGTATCTGCGGGAGGGTGAACTGGCCTACCGCAACAGCCTGGCCGAGGCCGCGGCCAACACCGGCGGCATTGCCTCCACAGCGGCGGTCACCGCCGCCCAGCAGGCCCAGAATTACTACAACGCCCAGGCGGCGGACAAGAAAGCCGCTCTGTATCAGCAGGCCTATGACAACTGGCTGGCCGGCCGGCAGAGCGACATGCAGGCGGCCGAGCTTTATGACCGGCTCCACCAGAGCCAGCAGGCGGCCCAGCAGCAGGTCTATGACAATGCCCTGGAAAAATGGAAGAGCTACGGCTACATCACCGAGGACATTGCCGCCACCCTGGATCTGCCCGTGGGCACGGCCTACACGGAGCAGGCCTACAACCGCTGGTATCAGGCCTTCCAGGAGGCCAAAAACGGCATCAGCACGGGCCTGACCCACCACGACAGCGTGAACCTGGGCGAGCGGCCCGTGCCGGAGGTGCACGACAGCGCCGCCAATCACAAGACCCTGTATTTCGGGGCCAACAGCCTGGATGTGCAGGCCATGCAGCGCTATCTGGAACAGCTGGGCTATCCCTGCGGCGGCGACGGTGCCGACGGCAAATTCGGCAGCGGCACCATGGCGGCTCTGCGGGCCTTTCAGAAGTCTGCGGGCATATACGCCGACGGCGTCTGCGGCCCGGTGACCTGGACGGCGCTCATCAATGCCGCCGGCGCATAA